TTTTTCTCCCCCCTAAAGGTTTTTGTTAATGGTGTTAACAGACAAACAGCGACAGTTTGTTGACGCTAAGGCCCGGGGTGCGTCAAACAAAGAAGCGGCGGAAGCCGCGGGCAGCAAGCCCTCGACGGCTGCTGCAGCCGGTTCTCGCTGGTCCAAAGATCCGAAGATCGCATCTGCAATTCTGGCTCGCCGGGCAGAGCTCAGTGTTAACCCTGAGCCGAAAAAACGCAGAGGCAAACCGAAGGACGATGAGTCCGCCGATGAATCCGTCGAGGTCAACGAGGCTGACGGCGAATTCCTGAGTTGCCTGCCGTCCACTGATGATCCGCTGGTATGGTTGCTCGCGCTGATGAATGAGCCCAGGGCGAAAGTCTTCGATCGGCGCAACGCTGCGCAGACGGCTGTTCCCTACATCCACGGGAAGAAGGCCGAGGCAGGCAAGAAAGAGCAGAAGGCGGAAGCCGCGAAAGAGGCCGGCAAGGGCAAATACTCCCAGAGCAAGCCGCCCCTCACTGTCGTCAAGGGGTGACGCATGCTTTGGACTACGGCCTGCCCAGACTGGTGGCGGCGGCTGGCTGCCAGCGAATCCATCATCCCGGAGCCGCTCTTTCCTCAGGAGGCCGAAGAAAGCCTTGAGGTGTTCAAGGGGCTTCGCATCGTCGATGCCCCAGGCAGTCCCACTATCGAGAGCGCATGTGCACCTTGGGTGCTCGCTTTCGCCGGGGCAGTGTTCGGCAGCTACAACAGCGAGACTGGTGAGCGCCTAATTCGGGAGTTCATGCTTTGCATCCCGAAGAAGAACAGCAAGTCGACCATTGCTGCTGCGATCATGTTGACTGCGCTGGTCCGCAACTGGCGGAAGTCGGCCGAGTTCATCATCCTCGCGCCGACCAAAGAGATTGCCGACAACGCCTTCGTCCCTGCCAAGGACATGGTCAACAACGACGAAGAGCTAAAGGACCTGCTGCACGTGCAGCCACACCTTAGGCTGATCACTCATCGCGAGACGGGCGCCACGCTCAAGGTCGTCGCCGCTGATAGCGACGTGGTGGGCGGCAAGAAGGCCGTTGGCGTGCTGATCGACGAGGCCTGGCTGTTCGGCAAGAACCCGAAAGCCGCTGACATGATTCGGGAGGCCACCGGTGGCCTGCTGTCCCGACCTGAAGGCTTCGTCATCTGGTTGACCACTCAATCGAACGAGCCACCGGCCGGGGTGTTCCGGTCGAAACTGAATTATGCCCGCGGCGTGCGTGATGGCCGCATCAACGACAATCGCTTCCTGCCGATCATCTACGAATTCTCGAAAGAGATGATCGACAGTGGCGCCGCGCGCAAGCCCGAGAACTTCCACCTGGTGAACCCGAACATGGGGTTCTCGGTAGATCGCCCCACGCTTGAGCGTTTGTTCATGCAGGCTGAGATCGACGGCGAAGCGGAGCTGCGTGGTTTCCTGGCCAAGCACCTCAACATCGAGATCGGCCTGGCCCTGATGTCGGACGCCTGGGTAGGCGCAGAGTTCTGGGAGCCACAGGCGGTCACCTGGCTCAACCTGGAGCAGATCCTTGAGCGGTGCGAGGTCATTGATGTGGGCGGTGACGGTGGCGGCCTGGACGACTTGCTCGGGCTTGCCGTCATAGGCCGAGAGGCAGGTACGCGACGGTGGTTCCACTGGGCGCATGCTTGGGCCCACCCCTCGGTGCTTGAGCGGCGCAAGTCCGAAGCACCCAGGCTCAAGGATCTCGAAGCGATTGGCGATTTGACCATCGTCAAGCGGATCGGCGACGACGTCGAGGAATTCGCAGCCATCGTCAAGCGCATCAACGAGACGGGGCTGCTGGACAAGGTCGGCCTCGACCCCGCGGGAATCGGTTCTGTTCTCGACGCCCTAGCTGATGCCGGTGTCGAGGAAGACAAGATTGTTGGCATTTCCCAGGGCTGGAAGCTCACCGGCGCGATTAAGACGACCGAGCGCAAGCTTGCCGAGGGCACGCTGCTGCACTGCGGCCAGCCGCTCATGGCCTGGTCCTGCGGCAACGCCAAAGGGGTGCCTTCGGCCAACGCCTTCTTGATCACCAAGCAAGCCTCGGGCACGGCAAAGATCGACCCGCTGATGGCTACATTCAACGCCGTTTCTCTGATCAGCCTCAATCCTGAGGGTCGCGGAGGAATGGACAATTTCATGGCTGGCATTCGGGACCCACTGATCGCATGAACGCACTTTACATTTTCATCGCCTGCGCTCTGGTGGCTTTCAGCCTGGCATGTGCTGGGGTCTGGGTACTGGCCGGCACTGGCTGGGCCCTGCTGGCGGGGTCGGTGAGCTTCTTCTGCATCGCCGGCTTCCTTCGCCGAGGGCTGACCAGTGATTAAAACCCTATCCCAGGCATTGGGTGCTGCAGCCACCAAGCCTTCAGCCAGTGTTGGTGAATGGCTGGGCAGGACCATCAAGCTGTCGGATGGCGGATTCTGGAGCGCCTTCTCGGGCGCTCAGTCCAGCAGCGGCAAGTCTGTCAGCGTGGACAAGGCGATGCGCCTTTCTACCGTGTGGGCCTGCGTCCGCATCATCTCCACCTCGGTGGCGGGGTTGCCGTTGAGCATCTACAAGCGAATGCCAGATGGTAGCCGCGAGAGTGCTCGGGACTTTCCGCTCTACGACGTTGTGCACACCAGTCCCAACGAGGACATGGCCGCCTTCCACTTTTGGCAAGCAGTCGTTGCCTCGATGCTGCTGTGGGGGAATGCTTACTGTGAGATCCACCGTTCCGCAGGACGCGTCATCGCGCTGGACTTCCTGATGCCTTCCCGGGTTGACCTGGAGTTCGATGATGACGGTCGGCTTAGGTACTTCTTCAGGCCGCGAAAGGGCGCGCGTCGAGAGATCTTACGGCAGAACATGCTGCACATCCCAGCCTTCACCCTGGATGGTCGGGTCGGCCTTTCCGCCATTCGGTATGGCGCGGATGTATTCGGTTCGGCGATGTCAGCTGACGATGCCGCTAATAGCACCTTCCGCAACGGCATGATGCCTACCGTCGCGTTTTCGGTGGACAAGACGCTGAACCCTGCGCAGCGCGTTGAATTCCGCGAGTACGTCAAGACGATCTCTGGGGCCTTGAACGCTGGCAAGAGCCCAGTGCTTGAGCAAGGCGTGAAGCCGGAAATGATCGGCATCAATCCTGCTGACGCTCAGCTGCTGGAGTCGAGAGGGCACAGCATCGAAGAGATCTGCCGCTGGTTCGGTGTGCCGCCCTGGATGGTGATGAAGACGGACAAGGGCAGTAACTGGGGCACAGGCCTGGAGCAGCAGCAGATCGCGTTCCTCACCTACTGCATCATGTCCTTCACGGCGCCGATCGAGCAGTGCGTGAACAAGTGGTGCATGACGGCGGTGGACCGGATCAATTTCTATTCGGAGTTCTCCCTCGAGGCGTTCTTGAGGGCTGACAGCTCCGGACGCGCCGCGTACCTCAGCACTATGGCCCAGAACGGCTTTATCACTCGGAACGAAGGTCGTCGCAAAGACAACATGCCGCACATGCCTGGCGGTGATGTCCTGACGGTTCAGTCAAATCTGGTGCCGCTGGACCAGCTGGGCAAACAAGATGAAGGTCAGGCCGCAAGGGCCGCACTGATGAACTGGCTGAAACAGCCGGAAAAGTAAATCTCGGGAGCAATCCATGAAGCACAAAATCCAGTCTCGCGGCCTGCGCAGCGAGATGAGCCCGCGCGCGCTCGATAAATGGAACCCCGCGATCCAGGCGGCCGTCGAGAACACCTCTGACACCATCACGGTGTATGGCGTGATCGGCGAAGACTGGTATGGCGAGGGCGTCACGCTGAAACGAATCGACGCCGCCTTGCGGGCGATCGGCGAGCGTGATGTCACCGTCTACATCAATTCGCCAGGTGGCGACATGTTTGAAGGCATCGCGATTTACCACCGCCTCCGCGAGCACAGTCACAAGGTCACCACCAAGGTGCTCGGCATGGCAGCCAGCGCTGCCTCCATCGTCTTTCTTGCGGGCAGCACGCGAGAAGTAGCCAGCAGTGCCTTCCTCATGATCCACAACTGCTGGACCTACCTCGCCGGTAATCGCAACTACCTGCGCGACATCGCCGACGACATGGAAGAGTTCGACGCCGCGATGGCCGACCTCTATGCCGAAACCAGCGGGCAAACGGCGGATGACATGGCCGAGTTGATGGACGACGAAACCTACATCCGCGGCAAGCGTGCCGTAGAGCTTGGCCTGGCCACTGGGCTGCTGTCGTCCATCGAGGTTACCGAGCGCGAAACCGAAGACGCCGCCCAGGCCAATGCGCTCAAGGCCATGGATGTAGCCCTGGCCAAGGGCGGCATGCCGCGCTCCGAGCGCCGCGAGCTATTCGCCAGTTTCAAGTCCGGTATGCCTCGCGCTGCCGGCGGGGGCACGCATAACGCTGCCCCGACCGATAAGCCACGCGCTGTCGCGCCAGACCTCTCCGCCTCTCTGAGCGCGGCAACCAATCTTCTCAATTCTCTGAAAGGAAAGTGACCATGGACTTTGAAGCCCAAGTCAAAGAACTCAACGCCAGCCTCAAGGGCATTGGCGATCAGATCAAAGCCCAGGCCGAGGCGACTGATAAGCAGATCAAGGCCTCCGGCGAAATGTCTGCCGAGACCCGCGCCAAGGTCGATGAACTGTTGACCAAGCAGGGCGAACTGAACGCCCGCTTGGGCGAAGCTGAGCAGAAGCTGGTGAACGCCAGCCGTGATCGCGGTAACCAGGATGAGCCGCAGAAATCCGTCGGCGCCCTGGTGGTTGGCAGTGAAGAAATGCAGGACATCAGCTCCTCCTTCCGCGGCTCGCGTCGTGTGTCGGTCCCGCGCGCGGCCATCACCACTGCAACCGGCGGCGACCTGGTGCCTGCTCAGCGTTTGGCTGGTGTAGTTGCTCCGCCTCAGCGACGGCTGACCATTCGCGACCTGGTGGCGCCGGGCCAGACGGAGTCGAACTCCATCGAGTACATCCGCGAGACTGGATTCACCAACAACGCGCGTACCGTTGCGGAGAACACCGCCAAGCCTTACTCCGACATCACCTTCGCGCTGGCCACCGCGAACGTCCGCACCATTGCTCACCTGTTCAAGGCTAGCCGGCAGATGCTCGACGATGCCAAGGCGCTGCAGAGCTACATTGATGGTCGCGCTCGCTACGGCCTGAACATGGCGGAAGAAGCCCAACTGCTTTACGGCAACGGCACCGGTGCCAATCTGCAGGGTCTCGTGACGGTTGCTCAGCTGTATGCCCCGCAGGCCGGCCTGACGGTGGTGGGTGAGCAACGGATCGACCGTCTGCGCCTGGCGCTGCTGCAAGCTGAGCTGGCCGACTTCCCCTCGGACGGGATCGTGCTGAACCCCATCGACTGGGCGGCCATTGAACTGACCAAGGACGGCGAGGGGCGGTACATCATCGGCCAGCCTCAGGAAGGCACCAACGCGAAACTCTGGAATCGCCCCGTGGTTTCGACTCAGGCCATGACCCAGAACGACTTCCTGGTTGGTGCCTTCAAGCTCGGCGCTCAGATCTTCGACCGCATGGAAATCGAAGTGCTGATCTCCACAGAGAACAGCGATGACTTCGAGAAAAACATGGCAACGATCCGTGCCGAGGAGCGCCTGGCGTTCGCGATCTACCGCGACGAAGCGTTCGTTACTGGTCCCCTGGTCACGCCTTAACCCATCCGCAACGCGGCGCCAGAAATGGCGCCCCAATGGAGTAATCCAATGGCACGTAAACAGGAAACGCTAGCCTCCACGGCTGATGCAAAGGATCCGGTATCGACCAGCGATTCCAATAACGGCCCGTCTGAAGCTGCTGGGTTGCCTCTTTCGCCTGACAGCGGGTTCGCTCCAGGCGCTGGAGACCCCGAAGATTCGGGTGCCCCTGAAACTGCTCCAAGCCCGGAAGCGGGCTTAGGTCCGGTACTGCAGGTGGGGACGGCAGGCCCGGCTCCAGATTCGAGTGCGGCGGGAGAAGTGGTAGCAACAGACTCCGCTGCTACTGCCGTGGTAACGGGCGAGCCTAGTGGCTCTGTCCAGCCCGTCTTGGCGGAAGGTAATGCCGAGGATGGCATCAATCGCCCAGCGGCCGAGGAGCAGGCGCAGGCTAGCCCCAATCCTGTGACCCTGCAGGTCTATCCGATGCGGTCCTACATGGATGAAGGTGAGTTGCGCCGTCGCGGTGGACCGGCCTACTCGGTGCCTCGCCGCCATGCTGAAGAGCTGGTGGAGAAGAAGCTGGCATCGTTCGATCCGCTGAAGGAGTGAGGGTATGTCGGTCATCAGTTTGACCATTGCCCGTCACCACCTTCGGGACCCCGACGATGATGATGAATACCTGGAGCTCCTGATCGAGGCGGCCGAAGGGCAGGCGATGGACTATCTGAACCGCCGGTTTTACGCCGACCAGCAGGCGCTAGATGAGGCAGTCGCCGCCGGGGATACCGGCGACTCTCCCATGGTCAGCAATAAGCAGATCAAGGCTGCCTGCTTGCTGATCCTCGGCCATCTTTACGCGAACCGTGAGGACGTTGTGATCGGGACCATTGCCAACGAGTTGCCGCAAGGCTCGAAAGCGCTCCTGACGCCACACCGAGTTGGGTGGGGCGTATGAGGTCCGGCCCGCTTCGTCATCGACTCCAAGTGACCATCCGACACGAGGAGCGTAATAAATCCGGGGGCGCGACCGTAACGTGGCTTCCAGCTGGGCGCCCTGAAATGTGGGGCGAGATTCGGACCCCAAGCGGTCGGGTAGCGCCAATCGCTGAGAAGCTGCAGGCGGTCGTCACTGCCGAAATAATCTCCAGGCCGCGCGCCGATATCGTGGCAGGCCGCTGTCGGCTCACTCGACTAGGGGTCACATACGAGGTCCAGGCTGTGCTCCCTGACAATGAAAACACGCTGATGAGGCTTCTGTGCTCATCGGTGGCAAACCCATGAGGTGAACCATGAAGATTCAAGCATTGGGGCCGCTGACCGGCGCCTCTGGTGAGCGCGAGAAGGGCGAAACCTTCGTCGTCGACAAGGCATATGGCGAAGGGTTGATCGCCCGCGGCTATGCCGTGGAAATCAAAGAAGAGGCCACCGCTGATAAGCCAGTGAAGGGCGCCCAGGCCAAGGAGTGAGCCATGGCACGCCGGTCCAGCATTCGTGGCGATATCCGGCTACGCCGGACACTGCGCAACATTCACAAGACGATGGACAACGAGCTTCAGCCGGCCATGCTCGAGGCGGCCAACCGGATCCTGGAGAGCCAGCGGCAGCTGATCCCGAAGGATACCGGGGCCGCCGCCGCTGCGCTCAAGGTGTACGTCTCGCCCAGCGGCCTGGATGCGCAGATCGGCATACGCGGTAAACGCGACAACCGTCGGTTCTTCTACCTGCGCTTCATCGAGTACGGTACCAAGGGTTACACCGGCGGCAAGCGGGCCGGTGAGCGTAATCGGCGCGTCACCAACAAGAGCGATGGCACGCACTTCTTTGGCAAGTATCCAGATATCCCGGCCAGGCCGGCACATCCCTGGCTTCGTCCATCGATGGACGTCAACCGGGAGTATGTGATGGCCGACATCGAAGCGGCCGTGCAGCGCACGCTACGCAAGGCAAGCCAGGGGGTAGGCAATGGCTGATCCATCGCTGGCTTTGCAGGAAGCCGTCTTTGCCAGGCTTCAGGCTGAGGTGAGCTGCCCGATCTACGACGGTGCACCGTTAAACGCGGAAATGCCATACGTCTCCATTGATCGGGAGATCTCGGTCAACAGCAGCCCCATCTCGGGCCGCAAACGCGAAACGCGCCTGCTGTACCTGTCGGTCTGGTCCGATGCCGTGGGGCAGGCAGAGGTAAAACGCATCAACGGCGAAGTCATCGCTGCTCTGGACGAGCGCCGACTGCCGCTGGAGGTGGGGCGCGCTGTATCCGTCAGGGTCGAGCAGGCCGACGCCCAGCGCGACGCCGACGGCATTACTTACCAGGGCTCGATCACCGTCCGCGTGATCACCACCCACTGAATCAACTACCGGCCGCGAAGCGGCTTTATCCAATGCCATTTGGAGGATCCCCCATGGCCGAAGACAACCTCAATACAGCTGCCGGCTGCCGGCTCGCGTTCGGCGGCAAAACCGCCCCAGCTTCCCTTGCCGAGTACGAGGCCGACACCTATGTCCAAGTGGGCGAGATCGAAGACTTGGGCGAATTCGTCGATACGTTCAGCGGCGTGAACTTCACCGCCC